TCTCTGTAGTTGCTGCTGCCACTACAAGGCCCTCGGAAAGCTTTACTACCTGTCCTTCTTTGATCTCTGTGGATGATGCGATATCGTATTCTCTTGATCCGATGATCACACCACCATCAAACTTCTGATATGCTTTCATTTGATCTCCTTTACTTTTTTCTCATAAATTCTGACGGTGTCATCTTCATTTCCGGAAATGCCGCATTCCAGGCATCAAGGTTTCTCTTCTGCTCTGCAGTCATCCTCTCACCTCCATTTGCCCCGCTACCGGTGCCTCTTAGCTGTCTTGTATCAGCTTTGAATGACTGCTCTGCGTTCTTTACAAGCTTCTGATATCCCTCATACAAGCTTGAGAGAGATTCCTTCCCGTACCTGGAACCGCAATACTCTCTGAACTGCGTATTATTGTCCAGCTTCACTACATCCACATCCGGATGAGCCTGTACAAAGTTGATCAGGTCATCTTCCATGAATGCTTCTCTGCTTTGCGTCTCGGATTCCTTCTGGCGAATTTTTCGGATGAAATCACGATCAGCATCTTCCTCCTCGATCTCGGTCACCGTCCTCCCGGATGCTTCGGCTCTCTTCTGCTGATTTGCCTTTTTCACTTCGGCGTTGTATTCAAAGAATTCCTTCTTGCTGCGGAATGGATTTCCGGTAATCGGATTGATTGCTTCACATTCCGCCCACTCACGGTCTTCTTCTGCCTTTCTCTGTTCCTCTCGCTTTCTGGCGTCCCTTTGAGCACTGAGTCTTGCAAGTTTGGCTGCGTGATTGTCTTCCGGTGTCTGGTCCACGGCATCAGACTGCTCAGCGGTTGATTCCTCATCAACTAATGCAAAATCATCCTGAGTTTCATTTTCCTGATCTACGACTTCAGGCTGCTCACCGCTTTCGATTACCTCTGTAATCTCTGTTGAGTTATTCTCGTCCATTTAGTCTCCTTTGTTTTTGATTTATTTCAATAGGTCGGTACATCCAGTCCGTTATCGACTATCTCTGCCGTTCCTAATTGAGCTTGCTGTCCTGCAGGTTGCTGCCCTGTTCCAACCTGCTGTACCATCTGCTCCACTGCCTGAAGCATCTGCTGATTGCTCTGTAATGCCTGTATCACTTCCTCCGGTACCTCGGATCCGTATTTTTTTCTCCATGTATCAACGATCGACTGCTTCTGCGGGATATCAAGATATTCCAGTTCCGCTGCCAGAAGCTCCCAGTTATCTGCTGTCACCTGCACTGCTGCCAGACGGTCCAGAACCTGCACTGTGGATGCAGGATTCTTTCCTATCCCGTCTCCGCATGTCACTGTTACATCGACTCTCGGCCAGTATGCATCTTCCGGGATCATTACCTTCAAAGTGATCTCATCGATTGCGAAAGGCTGGTCTGATTCCGCATACCTTGCAGAGTTATACCGGATCCCCTGCGGCTCTTTCGTCTGTTCATCGATCCCCAAGAACAGGAACCGGTCATCCGTATAGAATTCCAGGCAGGTCCAGTCAATCAATTCATACAGTCTGCAGAATCCCTTATTACGGTCTGCTTTCTTCAGCTCTCCCTGGGCCGCTGCATCACTTCTCAGCTGTAAAAGCCCGGATGCTGTAGTCACCTTGGATGATTCCTGACCGTTATTGGTATCGTAATTTCGATTTGTCCTCTGCATCTGATTCTGCAGGAAGGAGATCATGTCAGCACTTCTGATACCGTCATGCAGTCCTCCCAGCCTTGCTACAGAGTTCATCTTTCCCTGGCGTACCTTGATAATGCTTCCCGGAAGGTTTGTGATCTCTTCTCCTGCTGCCAGAGCACCCTCTTCTGCCAGAATGATGTCATTGCTCGTCATGGCATCATTCAGCATTCCTATAGCCAGCTCACGGTCTGCGGAATCCACCATCTCGATGATCGGCTCGATCTCTGACTTGTTATAGAATCCTGTCTCATCGTGAATGCACCAGTAATGGACAAACGGGAAGAGCTTATTCTGTCTTCCTGTGGTTTCCCAATACTTCGGAATGTACTTCAGCTCGATGTTTCCCGCCTGGATCGTGCAAGCAATGTCCCCACTTTGGAAACCGTCACCGTCAAACGGCTGCCGGAACCAGTGTTCAATGATCTGGACCAGATCGTCCTTGCATCTTGTCCCTCTTGTATAGTTCTGCAGGAAATCCGTATCCTTCCGGTACTGTCTGGCGGAAACATCGTCCAGGGAATATCCCTGCTCCTCTACTTCCTTGTGATAGAGTCTCCAGAATTTGAATTTATGCAGCGTATACACATAATCTATGTACTCTGCGTCTTCAATCCTGTTGGCGGTCGGATCCACATAGATGTCCTCGATTGGAATGTCCTTGATACGGATATCTCCGTAATCATTCCCGCAAGGCATACTTGCATCCCAGTACACCTTCCAGAATGCATCACCGTACTTCCGCAGTCTCCTCTCATTCGCCGTATTCATGTCATTGATACGGTTATTGTCCGTGACAAATTTGACTGCTTTTCTTCTCTCTTCCGCCTTCTCCCCGTCTTTATCATCATCCCTTCCATGGAATTCCGGCTGAGGAACATCCGGATTGATCTGGCTTTCTACCATGATCCACGGATCCGGTACGCTTGCCGGGACAAACGGAATGGACATATCATTCAGTGCTTCCCGCATTTCCTTGGAAACATCATGGTTAAAGTTGTAATAATCGTTCAGCCTTTCCCATTCTGCTTCATGGACAGACCTCTCTATCTTCGCCTGATCAAACAGCCAGTTTACTGTATTGATCCGGTTTTCCCTTGTGGAATAATCAAAGGTCCGTGTTGCTTCAAAATCTTCCGGTGCCTTTACTTTTTCTTTTGTCACTATTTTTGCAATTGCATCAATGATGGCCATTTCTTCTCCTGATCGTATCGATAAACTTTACTTTCTTTTCTTCCGGGATCTCCTGCTCCAGATAATCCTGCTGCCCTCTGATGTAAAAACAGATGGCTGCTGCCATGACACAATCGTCATGCTCTCCTTCTGCAGCTTCCGGCCTCATGTCCTCATTCCGTATAAATGTCAGGCACTCTCTCAGCATTTCCACGCTTTCGATCAGCTCTGAATTGTCTCTCAATATTGCCTGTAGATTCGCAAGGATCAGAGGTCTTGTCCTTTGGTCTGTTCTCCATCCGAGCTTATATGTCTCCAGCTCTCCCCTGGAATCATCCGGTCTCTCCCTGATATAGAGTTTCGGATACTGCCACTCTTCCAGTTTTTTCTCCGGATATGTCGAGAAGTTGATCTCGATCCCTACCAGCGCACCATTATAATCTTTTCCAAGGCAGTACATCTGCTGCGCATAATACAGCTCCGATCCTCCGTCATAGATGACCATTGCTGTCTGTCTTCCGGTTGAGTTATCGATCAGGAAACCTGTGAATCTGTCTGATCCGTCTCCTGCTGTATCTCCTGCAATCACATACGGGAACCGTTCCTTCGGTTTCTCGTAAATGTAGATCTCGCCTTCGTCATCTTCCTGGAATGCCCAGTTCTCCGGAATCCCTCCCGGCCCTTCTGAGTAGATGTATCTCCCTCTTACCGGCTTTTCTTTGATCTGGTTTATCCGCTCGATAATTACTTCCACCTTGAAGTAAGGATTTCCGGATCTTAAAAACGCTTCTTCCGGACAGGACGGATATTCCTGCTTAAACTTCTCGTCATCCCCATGCATCGTGTTTGCAATGCACCACCGCCTCCATGACAGCTGGTTATCGTCAAGGTGATACGTTTCCTTCATGGACAGTTCTTCTTTTGTCCATTCCGTTCCCGGCGGCACTTCCATCCGGTACCCCGGCTCCTCGTACCATGGAAAGAATAAAGGCATAAATCCTATCTTCCCTTCGACTGCGTCATCCCACATCTTTTTGAATGCGTTGTATCCATTCGGCGTTGTTTCAAGGATTACCGATGTTTCCGGTTCACTCGGCACTGCCGGCAATAATGCTTCCAGCGTTTCATTCATGTTTCTCCAGAATGCACACTCTGACAGATGTACATGCGTCAGTGTTGATCCTCTTCCAACGCTCGATCCGGTTGCCGGTACACATTTGATCATGCTCATCAGCCCCGGATTATTCGTTTTTTCGTTTGCATCCCTTGTTGGATTTTCAAAGATCAGCTCTTTCGCATTCGATGCCTTCAGCATCGGCTTTAATGGTGCAGGGAGATTCTCGTAAAAGAATTTATTCATCCGGAACAGGGCTGTAGTCGATTCATCATCGTGCGCCACGATCATCGTTCTCACATTCCTTTTTGTCGCAGCATCCTGAAAGAATAACCCCTCGATCAATGTCGAGAACCCTAACTGTCTGGCTTTCAGTATGATGATCCTTACCGGTCTCCCTTCCTTACGCTCTTTCTGTATGATTTCGTACAGTCTCTCCTGCGCCGGCTTCATTACAAGCTTTGAAACTTTACCGTTTTTCGTATGGATCATCAAAAAGTTTTCTATGTAGTTTTTCGGAATCCTGATGAACTTGTAAAACTCTTCTTTCGTCACCCGTTCCACCCCGACATCTGAGAGACAAGCTCATCAATTCCGGCGGCCTTGACTTCATGCTTCTGCGGCGCATCGTATCCCATCATCTTGTTTATGGCTTCGATTGCCTTGACAGCTCCCCTGGAATCAAACTCCCATGTCCCGGATTCTATCATCTCTTTCGTTTCCTGGTCTCGTGTCATGACCGGTACCGCTTCCATACACCGGTCAAGGATCTTATTCAGCTTCAAGAGGATCGATTCCTTTGACAGGTCCTTACTGTCCAGTTCCTCCCGGATCAGAGCCATTCTGTATGCCTTGATACAATCATCCTTCAGCATCCTGCTGCCCTGAACTGCTGCCGATGCGTTCTTCTTTCCAGGTCTGTATCCGGCTTCGATGGCAGCTTGTGTTGCGTTCCCGCATTTCACATATGCCTGAGCAAATTTTCTTTCCCTTTCCTGCAGGTACTTTGCAATCTCCCCAGAACTCATTTCCTGCGCCCTGGTAAGATCAAGATCCTTCTTTTTCATCCTTGTCTCCTGTACGCAATTTGCCGGGATACTCTCCCGGTCATAGAAAGTTTAAGTGATAAGATGTGTCCGTTATTATCAACATCAAAAAAGGAGCCTCAGTTCCCCCATCTTTCGTAAAACATTTTTCTCTTCCGGTACAGTGTCGGCTCCGACACATTATTCTCATAGGCAATCTTCGTCATGGATTTTCTGGTACACATGACTTCAAACAGAGCCTTACGGTATTCTCCTCCGCACTCCCTGCATAATTCCAGTATTTTTTCCTTCGTTTCCTCCGGCTGATCATCAAAAGTAAGGCAGGTGAATCGGATCAGTCCCTGCCACTCCTCTGTCAGCTTAATTCCTCTCGATTTTCTAAATGCCATTCAATAAATTCCTACATTGAACCGCGCCCGCCTGAGCGCATGCGAGCTCCTTAACATTTCTTAGCACCTTTTCACCATGGTGTATGTCTGGTATGGGAATCCGAAAATATCAGTTCCCACCACAACCGATGTCCGGTCCAGAACGTATCCTGCTGCCATTAACTTCTTTGGTACCACCGGCTCCTCTTTCCATTCACTCGCTTTTATCACTTCCACGATCTCCACCGGCTTCTTCAGATTCCTGGACGGTGTATATCTCTTCCGGAACGGACAGTCCTTCTCCCTGAATGTCTTACTGGTCTCCTTGATCATGTACTCCGCCAGCCCAAGAAAATCATAGTCCTCATACAGCGGCTCAAATCTCCTCCCGCCATAGGTCCAGCACTTACTGATGATCTTATTGAACCCTTCACAGTTATTGATCACGATATGATGATGGATTGATTTTCCTTCCCACTCCGTTACACAGATATACTTAAGCTCGGATCCGGCTCTCTCATACTCCTTCCGCATCTTCCGCAGAAACTGAGCAAGGATCTTTTTTGCTCCCTCCTCATCCGGTCTCTCCTCCGGCTTATAGGTCAGAGTCAGAAACATATCCTCTCCTGGGATAAAATTGCACATGATGAGTCTGTACAGTTTCATCATCGAATTTTTCTCATTCGCCCTCTTCACCGATTCCTCTGTCGGAACTTCTTTCTTTCTCCTTCTCTCACCCTTCACCCGCAACCTTGAAGTGTGATACTTCAGGATCTCTATTCTGTTTCCGTAGATGTAAGTCTTTTTCTTGTACATGGTCGTAAACTTAAAGCCTTTATCGAGTTTTTAATAGGGCTTCCGCCCTGGTATGAGGCAGCCCGGAATCGGACCGGGATCCTTACGGTAATTGTTTAGGGAGGTAACCGATGGCATATTCTTCCATTGAACTACTGCCTCTTATAAGGAAGAGATCGTGAATATGGATACCATGTGCTGTGACACATCATGTACGAGTGCGTTTCCTGTTTTATTGCGGAAAGTCCTTTCTTTATATTTTGATGTGATCTCTTCCTTATTATTCAGTTTTTATTCAGTTGTTATTCTTCCTCCAGATCGATCTTCTCGATCACTGCCCTCAGCTCCAGAAGATAGAGATACTCTCCCATCTTCTCCTGCTGCTCTCTCAGAAGCTCCGCAGGACAGTCATGGTCCGGCATCTCTACTTCCTCATCGAGATCCAGCATGTTCTTCAGGAACGATGGTGCTCCATTGGTAAGATCTGCTGCCTCGATCTTCGTATTCAAAGCCTTGAGCTTTTCATACCGGATCTTTGTCTGGAAATACTCTGCCAGAAATCTTTCCTTATAATCATCTTACAGCATTCCCTTTACTGTGTCTTTCAGTGTCATTCAATCACCTCCTCATAAGTTTCTTTGAAAATATCAGGTTTACACGGATAATACTCTCCATGTTTTCCTCTAATAATAAAGTCACCGATCTTTGCTTCCATGGTTCCTTCCAGCGTTTCGATGTACAGCTTCCCGTCCTCCGTGAACGGTTTACTTCCCATGAATTTCTCCATGACCGTCAGGTTTCCGGTCCACTGCTCCGCTTTGATTACGATCGGCTTCTTAATGTACTTTTTTGCCATCCCAGAAGTCCTCCGTCACTACGATATAACCTATGTGTCCGAGTTTTACCTTTGGATCACACCACCATTCGATCCCTGTGGTGTCGGCTCTTCTTGCAAAAGAAAGGTCTTCCGTTTCTTCCGGCAGCGGTGAAAACAGATGTCCCGTCTTTTCCAATATCTTCTTCAGTGCTTCCACCTTGATCAGCGTACACGCTCCTCCACCGGCACAGCCTACTTTGAAGATCTCGTCCGGATACTCGTATCTTTCCTCCCAGTCTCCGTCTACATAGTCATACAGAACCGGCTCAAACGGAGGCCTTCTGTGCATGATCAGTCCACTTACGATGTCTTTGTCATCCATAATAAGTTTCGGAAGCACATCCGCTGGAAATACTTCATCGGAATCTATGAACATTACATAGTCCGCATTACTGTTGATCGCATGCAGTGCAATGGAATCCCTTCCCTGGGAACAGGTGGACCCTACCGAAAACGTATACTGCATGTCACCCATACGCACCATCGATGCCAGGCACTGTGCAAACTGCGCTTTCACCTCTTCTGTCGAGGCTACTCCGATTATTACTTTCATTCTTCCTCCTTACTTCGGAAGCTCCCTCCATGCCACCACAGAGTCCTTGAAGCTTCCATTCCATCCATGAAACGAAAAATACTTTGCTACATATCTATGACCGTTCTTCGTTTTAATGAGATACGGACCATTCTTTTCCGGATCTTTTTCTTCGACCCATCCGTCCCACTCCGAACAATCGACTGCCATACCCTGTCTTCTGACCATACAGATCTTCTTATGGTCACAATTCTCACAGTTCATCCTTTGCCCTCTTTTCTATTTCCCTGATATCCCAGTTTTCCGGAGGATAATCATTGATCAGGCATCTGTCTGCATAACTTCCAACAGAGATATGAAATCTGCATCCATTACATGACGAATGGTTTTTGCATACCTCTTTTATCTTTTTCAGGATCTCACTTTCCATTCTTGATGATCTCCTTTATCATCTTCCCGTTTACATACCGTTCCTCATCTTCGGACATTTCATAACCGAATGCGGAAAGCAGCTCGTAAACAGCTTCCAGTGCTTTGCATTTGGTATAAACAAGATGTCTTACGCACTGTTTATCGTATTCATAACTGTGCGTTTTATTTCCTTTGGAATCAAAAGAGCATACAGTCGAGAACAGCAGAGTCCGGTACGGTTTTTCTTTTTGCGTTTCCAGAAAAGCCTCCGCATTGATCGTCTTATCACCGTTCTTCTTCTCATCGAATTTGAAGTAATACTTCCCGGTATCCCTTGCGGCTCCCGTCCAGAATGCGCTGAGAAGCTCCACAAGTTTCTGCGATGTATAAGGAAGAATCTCTTCCAGGTGCTTTTTGGCATCCGTTTCTGATATCTCCTTTACGAAATCCACCCTCATATTGAAAAACCGGTCCCGGCAAGCGTCCAGTTTCTCCATCTGGTTTTCTATCCACTCATGATGGATCTGTTTCTTTTTTTGCTCTTGCGTCACCTCATGGTCCGTACTTTCCGACTTGTCTTTGAAAAGCCTGATCATATAAGGAGAATCGTCATAGTAATACTGGACACCATCCTCCGGTTTCTTCACCACCTCGTTCTGCTGAGACGGATAAAACATCTTTACGGAATCATGTTTCCCCCAGTCAAAGTCCGCCTGGATCGCAAACTCACTCAGATCCGCAATCAGCTTTATCCTTCTTGCCTTTGTTTTCTGCTCCTCCAGAGCAATATTGAGCTTATCGTTGAAGTTTCTTGTTCCAACCGTCTTCAGGATCTCCGCCCGCTTCTCCGGATCCTCCACCTTTGCCAATGCCAGGTACTCCGCAATGGTTCCTCCACGGCCTTCCGCTTCCTTCCACTCTTTCTTGTCGAGATTCATCTGGGATACTTTCAGCCGGTCCTTTACCGTCTTCTGTGAAAATCCCGTCTTCTCGGAGATCTGTTTTTCAGAAAATCCCAGATCCAGCATGTACTGCATCCCCTCGATCTGCTCGATCGGAGTCAGGTCTACACGCTGCATGTTTTCTGTCATCATTACAGCAAACTGCTCGTCCTCCGGCATATCCAAAGCAATATGACATGGAACTGTTTCCAGTCCTGCCAGCTTTGCCGCCGCCAGCCTTCTGTGACCAATGATTACCGTGAATCCGTCCGGGCTCACCGTCTGACCGTCATAGCAAGCCAGAGCATTTCCCTTTGACACACCTTCCGCCTTGCACTGGCTGATCCATTCCTCTTTCGTCAGCCTGTGTCCCTTCACCACCGTCAGGTTCTGCAGGATCCCGTTCTTTTTTATGGAATCCACCATCTCCGTCAGATCCCCAAGCTCCTTCCTGGGATTATCCGGATGCGGATAAAGATCCTTTACGTTGAGTCTTACAATTGCCATGTTTCCCTCCTTTTATTTATTTCCAGAGCTTCTGGTACCAGCCCTGCATTATCTTCCACACACGCTGTGTGTACTTATTCGATCTCCACTTGCTGTCACCGTACAGATACCGTGTGTAGCACTGCTCGTCATAACCGGTCTTTTTGTACCCCTTCCAGAAAAGATATTCCCCGCATTTCGCAGATGAGTATGCGTTATACAGATCATCAGCGCAGGTAATGTATCCAAGCTTCTTCAGATCCGGCACGTTGACCTGATTTACCTGGTACAGACCACGGTCGCAGGATCCGTCACTATTTTGCTGATTGGTCTTCTTCGCAGAGAATGTGCTCTCCCCTTCGGCCAGTCCGATCATGCAAGCGTAATACTGTTTCAGTTCCTGTCCTTCCAGCCCTCTATCCTTGCACAGCTGCCAGATGTACTCCTGCAGGTCCTGAGACAGGTATTTATCCAGCTCTTCGTTCCTCGGACGCTTCACTGTGCTTTCGGATACAAACACAGCCTTACCGGTTACAGCCTCTCCCGGTGCCACGCCGATGACTACCTCACCGGCCTCTGCTCTCATAATCAGAATCATGCTGACCATGATCATGACTGTCAGATAAAAAAGAATCGTATTGATAAAAGACTTAATCATGCTGTTTCTCCTCTCTCGGTTTCGGAAGCATCTGCCATCCGGTTATCCATTCATTGGAAAGAACTCCACCAACGGTTCTCCACTCATTTCCGGTCCACCAAGCTCTTCCAACGCTCTGATGATGTCCCTGCGTGATCTCCACATTCACCAATACCCCCTGCGGGACCGGATAACGCTCATCGTCCGGATCATGCCACATACCATCGGCAGTAAGCTTCGTCACGATGTCCATGGCCAGCTGGACACCAAACCGTACTGCATTGTTTCTATCCCCCTCCGGAGGAATGCTGTTGATCACATCCAGGAATCTCTTGAAGATCTCCCCTCTGCTAACCCCGTCATAAAAAACCATTGCCCCTTGTCCTCCTAATCAACTGCTTCTAATATGTCTTCCGGAGACTCATTCTTTTCCTCTGCAAGATCTCCCAGCCTCCGGATGTCATCATCCACGAATTCCCATTCCTTCTTTTTCTTCGGTTCCGGAACATGCGTGTTGTTGTGACCGTCTGCGGAGAGCACTTCATTTCAGCCGCAATCTTGTAGCAGGACCAACCCGCATCCCGTAACGCCTGTGCTCCAGCGGAATCAAAGTTTTTTACATAGTCCTTCAGGTCCCGCTTTTCTTCCTTTTCCGGTTTCCGGTCCGGCGTTTTCTTTGCCGCTTCTTTCTTCATCGCTTTCTTTGCCGGTTTCTTTTTCCCTGTATACTTCACATCCTTCTCTTCCTTTTTCACCGGCTTCTCCTCCGGATCCGGCAC